CTTGATTTGTGGCTACCTGAGCAGTGCCACCCACTCTAGTAATGGTTGCTTTATTAAATATAAGTACATCGTTTATTATCCAGGCTGCATCAAAATAATCTATACCAGTACCATCATCTGCAAAAATTGTAGGTGTGCCAGCAATAGATGCAACAGTTACAGCCCTATCTTGAAATACAAACGAGCCAGCAGCATCTACATATAAAGCGCCATACTCTGATTCACTAGCAATAGTCAAAGCCTGTAAAGCTGTACGATTAGTACCAGGATCTGCCTGTAATGTAGTTAAGCCTGTGTCTATATCACGCATAGATTGTGGCCAGTCAATTTCATCTAATATATCGTTAATACGTGCACCTGATAATTGGCCAGCGCTAGTACCAGCTACTGTGCTAATTTGGGCTAATTGGGCTAATCTAAAAGCATCTACAGCTTGTATGGTTGTAATTGCTAATTCATCAAAGCCTGAATCATCTGGATATGTTGTAACGTAGCTTGTAATAAATCCTGAAAATATAGGATAAGTAACGTTATTATATGTGGCAGTTATCTGCACTTTTTTCATAGGTGTTAAAAATGTAAAATATGGGCTAGCTGGATTTTGTGGGTTGAAGTCGCCATTCTGATCTACTATACGCAAAGTCATTGAACCAGTTTGGAATAAATCACTTAATGCAGTACGGCCTCGATTAGTTTCAATTCTATTTATACGATCTGATACATCTACAATTACAGCTGCGGAGTCAGCCAATACGTTAGTACCTAAAATACCTTGATCAATAATCATAGCTTGTGCAGCGCTTGGGCCAGTGCCAAAATTAATAATAGCGTTAACTACAGGTGCTGTCATTAGAACCCTTGTCCAGCAGGTACTGTGCTGTATCCATTTCTAGTGGCTACTTGGATACTTTCTGCAATAGCCTGGCTTAATTTATCGCCAGCCCCCGATACATCTACAGTTACTCTCATTTCTTGGGATGCGCCACCCATGCTTATACCTGGTGTAAATCCTAATGCTAAGCCTAATGCTCTGGCTTCATTACTATAACCAAACTCTGGATTATTGATGGCTACATCTGCAAGGCTACCCATACGGCCACGACCAGCTGTACCAGTTATCACGCCGCCTGGGCCAATTTGACTTGGGCTAACTCCAAAGGATAATAACAAGTTTTTAGCAGCTTCACTTAGTGCATAGAATTGTGTGGTCAATTCTTCTACAGCTGTTTTGCCTTCCATCTCGGCTAATATCTTTTTAGCCAGTGCTTCGTTATTATCTAAGATGGCTAACTGAGCTCTAATACGTAATTTAGTTTCACTATCTGTGGCTTCATTAAGCGCTTTTTGGAATCCAATACGCTCTACATCAAACTTAGCAGATAGTTCGTCTACCGCAGTCTTAGCCTTTAATGTGGCTACTTCTTGCTTCTTTAACTTTAATAAATCCTGAGATGCTTTGATCTCTTGCCTTCTTTGTGCAGCTAATACACGGCCCGCAGTTCTTTCTTGTCCACCACGATCTACTGGATTTTGGCCAGTCGATCTTAAAGCTTCCGCAGCACGTAAGGCTGGGCCTATGTATGGTAAGTTTCTTAAAATTGAACCATCTACACCAGGTATATTACCTATTGCCTTTAATTTACCAATTACTCTACCTAGACCCACAATTACTTCGCTTGTAGCTGTGGCAAAGTCTTCCATGTTATTGCTTAGGCCTTCAATACTCTTATCATCACCTAATTCTGTTAATGCATCTAACAAACCTTTGCCGATAATTTCTTCCGCATTGGCTACAGATGCAGCAAATAAACTCATCTTGCCAGCGTAAGTATCTAATCTAGCCAGCGCTTGGCCTGAAAACTTTTTATTAAGTTCGGCCATAATATCGTCCATGTTGCCAGCCTTTAATAAGGCTTTATCTAGGCCAGCACCTAACCTGCTTAATCCTGTGGTATTGCCAGCGTAGGCTCTAGATAGCGCCGTTGTCACTTGGCTTAAAGATTTACCTGTGGCGGCTGATACATCCATAGCCGTATTTAATGCATTTTGGCTAGTGGTAATAGATCCTGTAACAGTTAATAATTGCTGAAAGGCTGGTCGTAATTCATCATCTAATACGCCTGTAGTTTTTTGTAAATTAGCGATATAAAGTTCTACAGCTGGTGAACTAAATGCAAAGCCTGTATTTTTTAATTGAATCTCTAAAGACTTGGCGGCTGCTTCATCGGCTGCAAACGCTTTTACTGTTTCTTTACCAAATCTAACTATTGCTCTAGCTGAAAATGCTGCGGCCAGTGTGCCACCTAATTTTTTAACTTGCTTATCAAATACGCTTACATCTTGCTTAGCCTTTTTAAGCGCCTTACCATTCCAGGTCGCCGAGGCTGCTACAAATATATTGGCCACTATGCCACCTTCTTAATTTCAGTTTTGCGGGTAAATTCTACAGCTGTTTTATCTATGGCTTTTAATATGGCATCGTATACTTTTATATTATCCTGTGCCCAAGCCTTGTAGATTAAACGGCCTTGCATCTTTCGACCAGTTGCCCCACGTGCGCCTGGTACTCGCTTAGGCTTTGTTACTGGCTCTAACGCACCTATAAATTGCTGGCTAGCAAATGGGTTATTTGAATCATAAAAATCTAGTGCTTGGCTCTTAGCAGACTTTCTAACATAAGTACCACTACCCTCATGCCTAAATGTAAATGGCGCTCTACCCTGTGGGTTTAATCGGCCTGCGGTTTCGTAAATAGATCCAGCCCTACTTACATTGTAAACATATTGGCTTACTTGCCAACCATTTTTTGTGGCCACATTTTTACCTGGGTTATATCCAATACCAGCTTTTACTATACTGCCATCATACTTTGGGAATGGTCGTTCGATAGTAGAAGATAGTGGCTTCGACCATCCAGATAATACTTGTCCATTAGATGGTACAAAGCCTTTGGCTTTTTCTGCCACTGCTCGCATTAACGGATCAATAGCCTTACTAATTTTAATTCTTAAATCTTCATCGATAAAACTGAGCCCATTAAGAACGTCTTTAACGCCTACGACCTCTGCTGGCATTCTTAACCCTTTCGGCTCTATCGGTTATCACTTGAATAATAGCCCGATACATCTCCGAGTCCATATTGATAAACTCGCTAGGCGGTATTCCAGTTTCTACGGATAATGTTGCTATTCCATAGACTATAGAATCCCGCTTTATTATTTTTTTTCTTCGTCTAATACCTCGACAGTTTCTAGGCTGTCTATAAACTCAACTCCAAACACAGGTACTTGTGCACCAGACTTGCGCAAGCACTCCCAAGCTAACCAAAAAATATGGGTTTGCTGTTCATGCTCACGCAAGATTTTGCTAATGCCTGCGCCCCACTTCAACTCAAAGCTATATTCAATTCCTGGTGTTATCTTGTGTTCTGTGACTTCACCATTAGCCCTAGTAATCTTTAGCTTTGCCATTGTTACTCCTTAATTAAAACGGTACCGAAGGCGATACTGTGATTCCAGAGTTTACAGTAAATGTAACGCTAGATGTAGCAATTTCGGCTACTCCAGCTGATCCAATTGGTGTTAGGTTATTTACTAAGATTGAGAACTGGTAGGTAGGGTTAGCAGCTGAAACTGTAGTTCCCTTAACTGTAATTACTGATACAGCTAGAGTCTTGCCAAATGCCTCATTTAGAGTCTGGCTTATCTCAGATGTTGCCCAGTCGTTCATAAAGTCGATGGTAAATGTGCCTGATTGTAGACCTGCTACGAATCGGTGAGCGGTATCACCCATTGCAGTAATCTCTAGCTCATCCACGATTTGGTTGATAACAGCGCTAGATACTAGGTCGCTAATATCAATAGATGGTGTAGTAGGCGCTGCGTTGGTAGCCAACTTAACGCCGACGTTGTTATTTAAGTATATTGCCATTGTTACTCCTCGTCATTCTTGTTGGTTGCTGCTTTGCCTTTTGGTTCTTCTTTTATTTGGCCTGTCTTTATTAAGAAGGCTAAATCTTCTTCTTTGCTCATAATTTAACTCCAGCTCGTTAGGATTGATACTGTTATTTCAGACACCAATAAATCGCCACTTTGAGCGCTTACGATTGCTGGAGCTGAAATGCTTGATATATTAAGTGTCAGCGCTGACGCTGCTAACTTTGTTACTACGGCTACTATGTAATCTTCCATACCAGCCAAGTTACCCTGGTTATCTAACGCAGGTTTAGTGATTAAGATTCTAAAGTTTGCTAAAGGTAATACTGTTACATGATCGTTATTGCTTGGCACTATGTAAGGATCGCCAGGGGTGATCGCTACTGCATTGGCAAGTAATGTAGCTGGTGGAAATGCAAATACTGACCACACGCCAGCATTGGTAAGATCTGTGGCTAGTGTGCTACGTAGTGTGGTAATCGCAGCTGGCATATTAACCTACCAGTGATGCTGGACTTGAATACGGCTGGATGAGACCACGCACTCGGTTAATCAGCTGATAACCCATCCGATAAGGGCTGGCACTGATCCCATCCATGCCTACCCCACCAGTCTGGCTCACTTGTCTTGCTTGCCAGATGTCCACTGCAATTATCATCGCAGCTTCTCGTATTGCAGGGGTGCTCGCATAAGATTGGGTCTTGTGTTCTGGGCCTCTTGCGTTGCCATAAGGTACTACTTTATGAAAATTTTGATTAGCTGCTGTTTTTGCATATTGCACAAATGAATAACCATTAGGGTAATTGGCTTGGCCATATTGATACATAAATACTGGAATTAGATTAGTAGTGCCTGTGCTTGGCGGTATTGTGCCAGTGATTGTGTAAGTGCCATTAAATGTTGAACCACAAGCGCTTACTACTATTTGTTGACCTGTTACAAATGCGTTTGGATTAGCCAGCATAAGTGTTGCCACGTTATCTTGTAATGCTGTGCCTACTACTGGGGCATCATTGTGCCATAAGTATTGTTGGATTAAATCTTCTGCCGATTGACAACATTCTTCCACAGTCGCATCAGAGTAGAGTGAACCAATACCAAGATTTGCCCTTAACTCGGCTGTCGTAACAAACGTTGCTGGCATCTCTACTCCTTTGCTAATAGCTCTCTGGGGCTAGGGCTACTAAACCCCAGAGATTAC